TTTGCAAATCTGTCGTCGGGGTCTTGTACCAAATTCTGCTCCTGCCATTTCCTGAATCGAGCAATTACCAATGCCCTTGCTGAATTAGGCGTGATCACATCCCCCGAATAGGTGAAGTTATCTCTAGCTAACGACATCCGAAAGAGAATCGTCTCAAGATACTTCTTCAGGTCATATCGAAGGTAGGACAGGATTTGTTTTGTATTCACATCCCGAAAACAGGGGTCTTTCTCCTTGCTCTGAGTAGTAACAAGACGGTCGAGAATCACCTGCTTCCCGTTGGTACGGATGGTGGAAACCCCCGACTTCAGGAGTTGGTCTCTCTGTAGAAGCGTTGGAGGAGTAGCTGGGGCCTCAAGACCTATAAGAGGCACTTGGGTGTAAGGCTTTTGTGGGGCGATGGCCAATTGGGCGTTTACAGCAGCTAATGTGAGTGCCCACAGGCTCTCATCCTTTTTCTCCGCAGAAAAGGTAGGAAGAATGGAGATATGGTAGCTTTGGAGACTCTCTGCCAAAGCCATAACGGATTCATAACTTCCTGACTTCGAAATAAAAAGATGCCCATCGATCTCTTCTGGCGACTTCCAACGATTGGATAGTCTCTGATGGAGAGAAAAAAGCTCTTTTTCATCTTTTCCGAGCCATACGATCTGGGTGAATTGCTCTTCCGGTAGTAGGTCCCATGCTGCTCCGATGTCTTTGTATAAGAGTCCAAATAACGGCAGCATGAGGTTCACTTTTCGTACAAGGTCCACTTCATCGTAGAAACGGGGGTCGAGATTTTCGACTTTCTTCTCCTCTTCGGCTTTCTCCTCTTTTGGCTTCTTAGGTTTCTCTAGTGCCTCCGCTGTCTCTTTGTTCACCTTCTTTTTTTCCAGGTTTAAATTAAGGAAAAGGTCCGCATCCCCCGGCTTGAGGATAAGAAGCCTTTGCTCTTGAGCTCCCAGGATCGCGTAAAGGGGGTTCTTTTTCACTTCGACGTACTGGTGAGGGGCAAGGCCTACCCCATTAAAATCAAAATCCATCATGAGGCCTCCAGGAGGTTTTGGTGGGTTACGCATCGGATCCGGATCCGACAGAAGGCCAAAGGTCGATCACCGTTGTAATCCTCCCAGGTCTCTAGCTCTTCGACCTGTGAGTTCAAAACCAAGCGGTCCAAGAACCGATTTTTCTCGACCCACCAGAGTACTTGAGCAATTTCTCGCTCCAGTGCTGGCTTTTCCTCATCGAAAGCTACTGCAAGCTCAATCTCAGCCAGCAAATTGGACTCGAAAATACGGGGACTCTCTGCAAAAACATGGAACTTCTCCTGGGGGAAGTAGAAATTCACCTTCACTTGGTTAGTAGGCGGCAGAATCTCCTGGTTCACCGTAAAATCCCAATACGGAAAATCTTTTTTCATTTCAGAGAGAAAAAATTCTCTGATTTTTCTTCGAATCATGCGGCTACCCCTCCAATTGCTTTGTAAAAGCCTCGGTGATCCAAAGCCTTTGCACCTACGTCGAGACGGGCTTTCACCTTCATCACGTCGTTCTCGAAGCAGGGGTACCACTCTACATAGGGACTTCGAATGCCATCAAGGTAGAAAAGCTCGACCAAATCAACGCCTTGTTCTGCGGAAGCGCAGACAAACCAACTGTTTTTATCTGTGAGCCATGGGGATACGATGATTTTGAAGGCTCCCTTTAGGGGGTTCACTTCTCCTGGAACGGTAGGAGAGGTATCACGGCTCATGAGCTTAAAGGCTTCCATCTCGAGCTCTGGAGGAACGATGAGGAAGTCAGGGACGATCCCAAGGACGGCGTCGTTGGTGACCCCCTTCTGTCGCATCATGGAAAGCCGGGCTTCACTAAGACTTTCGATGGTCAGCGGGGTACCTTTTTTGGCTAGGTTTCCGTGTTTTTCGTGGAAAAGTGGAGTGCCGGATCCCATCTTTGGGTTTTCGTTAAAGATGGACCAGACAAGACTTGATTCCAGTCGGGCGCAGGCTGCTCCCCAGTGGGATAGAGCTTGGAATGCTCCGAGATCATCGTTAATCAAGGCAATCCTAGAGATTCCAAGTACCCGCCCGTAAGTGGCCAATTTGTACTCTTCAGCCTCTTCTCCGAGAGTTGCTGTCTCGTATTCCTTGCCCTCTTTGATTTCTCTGAGGTCTGGAAGTTCAGACAACCTCACGCGGCGCATGGGTTTGAAGTCTGGTACAGATCCAATACGCACAAAGGGCTGGAACTCCTGCCTTGCCGTGAGTTTTTCATAGCCTTCGAGTAGGGTTTTTTTCGCTAAATTCCCAAGAATCTCTGGAAAATCTGAGGAAGACTGGAACGACCTCGAGATGACTTCTTCTTTCGAGAGGCCGCGAATGGAGGAATCGGTGTAGTGCCTTGCAATATCGACCACAGAAAGGGTTGCAAATTGCTTCGCTTCTCTGGAAACAGAGCGGCTTCTGTCGATTTTGTACAGGAGGGCGTCTTCTGTAAGCTGCCTTTTTGTCTCGCGCTCATCACGTACAACATGGATACTCCTTTTTTCCGACTCTTTTGAGAGCTTATCGAGCACCAAACGGTTCACATCCTCCATACTACTTGACCTTTCTATGATTTCTCCTCCTTCTTGCATGGAGATACCGTGCCGCCCGAATAAGGACATGGCAGAACGGACGTTGATTTTTGGCTCTTTTCTTTGGAATTCAGGACTTGATCTAACAGTAGCTTTCCAGTCCGCAGGAATTGAGCAAATGGAGACTTCCAACGGCTCCCACCGTGTAGCAACGAGAGTTGGATGCTCATCTCCTTCCCGTTCTTCCATATGGGAATCAAGGATGCGAAATCCGACACTAATGCCTCGTATAATCCCTGAATAAATATCTCGAAAGATGGGGGTAACCTCTTGTCGCTCAGAAAATCGAACAAGGGCCATGGCGTTTTCCCCATCCACCCAAGCTCTTTCTACAACTCCAATCTGGTCTGTAAGCTGTTCCGAACGGTGGCCACTCAAAAGAGGAGCGCCTGCATTGAGGCGGGAAAGATCAATCGCTTCTTGAGAGATCAGAAGCTCCTCGTAGTATGGGGAGCCATTGGAATCGGATCGGAGAACGCGAGAGCCGGTGGAAAAACAGATCTCTACAGTTCGATCGGTTTCGTTCGCAGTTTGGGGTCGAAAAAACGCGGTTTGTTCCATACTATACGGTTCCTTTTTCGGTTGGTTGCAGAATATCGTTCTTCTTAAACAGGTCTTTAAGGTAGGTAAGCTCGCAATACACCTCATCTGGATCTCGTCCCATTTCCTTCAATACGTCGGAGTGGGATAGAAACCCTGATTTCACGGCCCGTTCGTAGGCTTCTATTTCCTGGACTGGGTCCACAAAGTCTCTCTTGGGCCTTGCCCATGAAGCACGGATCCCCGTAGTTGATACTTCCGTCAGTTCCAATGCTTCGAGAAACCATTGAAAAATGGGTTCACACAGGGTTGGGATGATCAAATTGTTTTGCAACGCCTCGATGTGTTTGTAGAAGTTGATGAGCTCCAATCGAGAGGAGGAATAGGAAGTCTTCGAATAGTCGCATGAAAGAAGCATGTACGGGACCTCAACACCTGCCGCCATGCTCAAGCTGTTATGCTCGGTGAACTCTTTAAAATCACCGACAGATGGAGGGTTGGACCATTCAACAGTTTGCCCAGCTGGTGCTACCAACATGGACCCAGGCTTCATCATCTGCTCCATTTTCTCCTCGTACGGAGCGATATCTTGGATCTCAAGATCCCGGAAAACCCCCATAAAATTCGCGCTGATTTTCTGCTTTTCTAGTTGGGCACCTTCGTACTCGTCGAAGGTTTTGAGTCGGTCTAGAATGGTAGAAAGCCATGAGATACCTCGCAATTGGCCACATCGGTCGGCTTGAAAAACATGCAAAACTTCTGATGCAGGCATGAAAGTGGATTGTCTCTCAAACTGAGTAATCTCAGGCGGGGAGAGGAAAAAATGGTACCCAATCCGAATCCCAGAGGGAGAAAACTCGATTCCTTGGAGTCCTTTTGATGTATCGATCGCATCAGCATCAATGACGCGAAGGCATACGGGGATTTTTCGGTTCTTATCGTGGATGCGAAGGACAAAGCATTCCCCATCTCGAACCAGGTGTTTCGCGACGAGAGATTGGATTCCGTATAAGTTGTGCCTCCCTTCGAAGTCACATCGAATGGAATCGGCCCAAAACTTGAGCCTTTCATCGATTTTTTGGGCTCGTTTCCCATTTTTCCCGATGGCATGTGGGGTAATCCCTGAGCCAATCAGGTAGGTGGAGAGGACATTTACTGCGCGTTTTGCGTATCCATTTGTTTTGTAGAGATGCCAAGCCTGACGACGAAGTGCTGCGAGGTCCTGATATGCGGGGTTTTTCGTGTTCCGCATACTCCAAATCTCGTCGAATCGCCGAGAGTCTCTCTGTGGAGGGAGGCTTCTTCGTTCCTTGGTTTGAAGCATGGACCGCAGAGCCTTTAACATCTATGCTCCCTCCCTTTCCCGACTTGCACGAAAAAGGGTCCAGTCGGACGAATAGAGAGCTCTTTTTCCACCGTTTCGATGGCTTTTTTTAACTCAGAGATGGAGCGATACTCGGTTTCTCTGTCCTGGAGCCGGACTTTCAAAACACCAGAAGCGAAGGCTCTCTTTAGGTTTTCGAGATCGGTGATGGAAAAGGTTGGGTTAGTCATGGAGACATCTCTCATAGAGTTTGTCTGCCTCATCAGCGAAATAATCGTAGAAATTCAACTCTTTCTTTAGAAACCACTTGTCTTTTCTGGCATGGACACCATGAATGGACTTGAAAAATCGTTTTGGCAAATTGCCGCGAGTGTATCCTCGAATAAGTCGTACTTGTTTCCTTTCGCTTCTTTTTATGCCCTTCTGTGATGTGGCTATTTCAGGGTCTTCGACCATCCTCCAAAGGCCAATATGTCCTGTATTCGCGAGGAATCTATGTTCCTTCGGTCTCTCTCGGATTCGTCTAATCGCGTTGTAGTAGGACTTCTTTTGCCCGTACTCCTTTCGAAATCGCGCGAAAAGCTCCTTATCGATATGTTTGATGAATTCTTTTTTCACGTAGTAGAGTTCATCCTCAACATCCCAGAGATCAAGATCTTTTGAGTATTTGACTTCAAAATTGATCATGTTCACCTCTGCAGTGGAACAGGACAATTTCTTCCAATTTCTCAAGGATTTGGTTTTGTCGAACCTCGACTTCGTACAGGCTTTTTACCTCCAAAAACAAAAGGAGGATGATAGCTGGAATCGAGGAAATCTGGATGGTTTTTAGAACGTTTTGATCAATCAAGGCCTACTCCTATCTATGATTTTGGACAGTAGGAATAGTGGGAAGAGGCGGTCAAGGACTTATTTTTTTGGGGGGTATATATGTAATTGTAGACAATATGTGATATGTTATTGTATATAGTCCACTATGGGGTTTATGGTGACCGATTCCGAACTATTGATTTAACAGAAGAAAATATCAGGGAATTTTGGATATCAGGTGAGGGTCAGGAAAGTGCCTCAGTCAGCAACATACCCAGACGGCTTCAAAACCAACTGCGCGATATGGCTGATAGAGGAAAAAAAGAAAATACTGATCCTTGATGCGCACGAACCGTTTGGTACCCATTTGCATCCTGAACCAGAATCAAATCATGGGATTCGTGTTCCGATACCTATTTCCGATCCGATCGAGATAGTCGAGTATTTTTCAGTGATTGTGGGAAGAATTATTTCTTCCGCAGACTATCAAAAAACCATTCAGGAGATCGTTGATGAAGCCAATCAACATAGTGTTTAAATCTGATGATGATTTCTTTGGCGATATAAAAAAGGCAATGAAATCAAACAAAAAATTGATCCAAAATCAAAATACCCTTTACTTTGACGACTACCATAGCTTTCAAAAATTCATGTTTCCAAACCGATTTGATGTCCTTGCTGCAATTAAAGCATTCAAGCCAACTTCGATATATTCCCTTGCAAAGAAGCTTCTACGCCACCATCAAAGTGTTTTAAAAGATTGCAATGCGTTAGAAGTGGCTGGATTCATCGTAACAGAAACAAACACAGCGGAACGAAACCAAACAATACCAAGGCTTTCATTCGACTATGACACGATTATTGTGCATAATGTCGACATGGGGAAAATGGCACACACTCTTCCGCCAAAAGCAGCTTAAACGAAAGAGTGAATAAAATCGTTGTTAAATATACATTTCATGTGGAGTGGTCAAAAGAAGACGGCGTGTACATTGCTTATTGCCTTGAAATTCCGTCAGTAAAAGCACACGGGAAGACTTCGGAGAAGGCTTTGCGCGAAGCACAATCTGTTGTTTCAGATGCCATTACATGGATGAAAAAAGAGGGAGAAGAAATTCCAGAGCCACTATCTTTACGAAAATTTTAATCATCCAAACAATTTTGGATCTCAAAAATGCCCATAGGCACGTCCAAGAGAGGTGTACTGGACCCAACACCCACAACAGCATAAAAAACGCTCCAAGTGGCCAAAAAATCGAAATTCGAGAAATGAGGCTTTTCTGCAGATGAACCTCTTGGAAAAAGTCCTAGTTTCGGATCACACACCTTTTACGCCGCTTCTCGTTGCCACATCTCGTTACTCCAACGATCGGCCCCCAAAGAAGTGAACGCAGCAATTGCGTAGACAAAGCAGTCTAGCGTCTCTACGTTGGGATAGATCTGTCTCCATTCATATCTCGCTTTTCCGTGTGTATCCGTAGTCAAAATGCAGGCTTCCCCGCAAAGTTGACGGAAATATCCCTCGGGAAGCTCTGAGAAATGGATGAAATGGGAGGGGTACCCAGATCGAGAAAGCTCTTCGTCGGTGGGCTTTTGCAAGGCAAGCCGACCATACAAGTCGGATTTGATGATGTTCGTACCCACGCCCCACAGAAGAGGGCCTGATTTGTTGCTTTTCCCTCTGGTTGTGATTGTTGCTTTCTTAGGTTGGGAGAGGGGTACATCGAGAATCTGTCCCTTCACAGCCATAATAAGGTTTCGAGGCTGTTGTCTCGTCCATGTGTAGACGGTGCTTGTGTTGTAGCCTGCGTCTATTGCCATTCTTTTGATGCTCAGAGTCTTGCCATCTTCTCTATCGAATGATTGGAGGAGGCGATGCTGCAGTGTCTGCCAGCAAGGATCATCCAGGTTGTAGGTTTCCCCCTGGATGATTTCATGGAATACGACCCAGGATTCCTTCTTATCCCATGCAATAAGGGACCATTCTAGACGATCGCGTTGGACATCGACCCCCGCAGTGAGAAGACTTGCGCGTGCTGGTATCTTATCAAAGCGTTCTCTTCTCTCGTATAGCCGTTTCCAGTCCGGCTGATCCTGGCTTGTATATTGGAAAGGAAGACCGAGGGAGGTATTGACCCAGACCTTCATTTTCTCTGGGTGCGCCTTGGCAGCATAGAAATCAGACACAACATCTGCCCAAGATTTCCATGGTGAATAGAGCTCGTTGATATGAAACCCCGCTGTTTTCTTTGTACTCATGCTGTTTTCACCCATTTTCCTTTCTGTAGCATTCGAGCCTTAAAGGCCTCTGGAATTCGGTGTCTGCAAAAAATGCATTCATATCGAACGGTCGATAAGTCTGGAGTGTCATTCTCTGATTTTTCCCATTTCACTTGTTCCCATACGAAATTTTGAATCTCCCCGCAGAACGGGCATGGAACGCGGAAGTATCGTTTATCGGAAAGTTCCCACTCGGCAGAAATCTGGCATTCTCCTACTAGTCCCGGAGTTGATGCGTAGATCATCTTTCGATTAAAGAATGCCGTGGTCCGTTTTTGCGCCAAGTGTAGAGGGTTTCCTTCTGTCCCCGCAGATTGTGGCCATCTAGAAATTTCGTCACAAAGCAGGATACGGATGGGCCGAGAGGCGAGAGAAGCAGGAGAGTTGGCACCTGATAGGGTGAGCTGTCCCCCAGGAAAAGTCTTATGCAAGATGGTGTTGGTTCCATCTTTAGTCCTTTCGTGTTGGACTTTGCCGCCTAAGCAAGGGGTATCCCGAAACATGGGGCTCAAACGGTCCTTGGAAAAGGATTGGGCCAGCTGAAGGGTTGGCATGACAAGCAAAATGGGGGAGGGGTCATGGGTGATAAAGAAGGCTAGGATATTCTCGAGTAAAGAGGTCTTTCCAACCTGGCTCGAGGTACAAAATACTACCTTCTCGATGCCTGGTTCTGTGACGGCATCCATCATACCGCGTTGATAGGGGGCCCTGTTGGTATCCCATCTACCAGGCTCTGCCGAACTCTCAGGGGAAAGATATCGCTCGGCGTCTGCCCACTGGGAAATCGTGAATTTAGGCGGTGGCGTCAAGGTCAAGAGACAAATCTTGATCACTGGCCACAGGGTATCTTTTGATTTCTCGGATATCACAGTGGGCAAGCTCCTCTAGGACATCGCAAATATTATCTTTCAAAACCATCTCGATTTCGTTTGGGGTTAGTCCTACCAGCAATGCGGCTGTCTTTGATGGTAGCGATAGGAACTTTGACCGTATATATCCGAAGGTTTTGCTTAGAGCTTCTGATAGGGCATTTGACTCAACCAACTCCCCTCGCATCTGCTGGATAATGATATCGGTTCTTTCTGCTTGTTTTGACGCCAGTTTCGCTCTTTCCTGGTCAAGTTGCAGCAGAGTTTCCTTTTTCTCTGTCTCTGTGTAGAGAAGGGGGAGAACTTCCTTTGCATCGTAATAGTGAATGGTTCCATCAATTTTTTTTGGTGTTAGATGCCCTATCTTTTTTTTGATGCGTTTAAAACCGAATCCAGTGAGGTCTTCGATCTCTCGTAGGGACAGAAATGCATCGCAATGAAGATTTTTTATATCCATTTGATATTAATACCTATTTTTAGTCATTGGTGGTGGCCTAGGCATCCCCCAGAGTCTACGTAAAAAGGGCGGGGGGCCCAGCCATTCCAGGGTCACTCCAGGAGGACCCGTGAGAATTGTAGTAGGTAAAGTGGGGGAAGGCGGTCAAGGGGAAAGGGAGGAAATCGTGGAAAATGCACAGGATGGCATCATCATGCGATGGTACTTATCAAGAGATAGGACGCATGTTAGGCATTGTCACTCTCTATCTCTTGTCCTATCGCTGCCATTTCAGCCAGACAATCAAGCTGCATTTTCATTTTTTCTTCCTCCGTCACACAGGTATCCACAGCCTTGGATATCTGTTTTTGGATAGTCAGCAAGCTCTCCGCTTCTATCCGAGCTGATTCTTTGATTTCGGCTATTTCTTCTTCAGAAAAATTTTCCTGTAAGTATTCGTCACGGGTTTGGGATTTCATTTTAAGCCGCTTTCCCCTGCAGAGAAGAAAGTACACCCTGTACTCTCTCTTGCCCTAGCTGATCGATCTGTTTCGTTATTCGATACACGGTTTCTGTGTTACATCCAAGCTCTTTTGCGATTGCATAAGAGGAAAGATCAGGGAACCGTTCTTTGATCCAAAGGATATCTGCCCGCCAATTTGTACCAAAAAGTGTTCGAATGGAAAAAAGTTGGTTCATTTCAAGTACTTTTGTTCTGTTTAGCTGCTTTTTTTCCACCTCAGAAGCAAACATTGCCACCCGAAGTCCGGCATTCTCAAAGTCTGGATCAAGGCCAATCCTACGGGATTGTAACTCGTCCCATTGACTAACGACCTGCTTCTCCTCGTGGATTTTTCCTAGAATTTTCCATCTGGGGTCTGATTTTCCTATCTTGTTTCCAACTGCCTGAAACCATGGAAAGTCGTTTACTGAAAGACTCCGCTTTGCCAGCTGCTTGAGCCGCTCTACATGGATCAAATCGGAGTATATAGAAAGCCAAGAAACCATGAGAGAAAGGAGTTTTCGGTCTTCTTTCATACGTGGGATTGTCTTGATGATCAGGCGCTCTGGGTCTACTTCACGGCTCGAGTTGTTATAGAAAGAAATACCTAGACGTCCCCATTGGCTGATAATATCGTCGCTATCCATTCTTTCTTCTCTCAATCTCTCTCATTGCTTCCTCTATAATTTCAGGCCAAAAGTCAGATGCATCTCGTTGTAGCACCCATTGCTTAGCCTCCAGGAGCTCTTCCTTCGTTGGAGAAAGGAAAAGTATATCTTCTATATCTTCCATTCTGTCGCAGGTAGCCCAGAGTTTTGTTTTCAGAAGGTCCATTTTCCCAAGAGAATATACCGACAGATTCTCCCCATGGTACATCTCCACAACACGGTCTCTCCAGCCCCTCTCTAGCTCTTGTAGGAGGCTATCAGGCCCATTGTTCAGCCAATCCTGCGAAAGCCCCAGTTTGACGGCAACCCGTCTGGCTGCAGCAAGAAGCTCCTCGTCTATTTTCGGCATAATGGTGTCAATATCGTAGGTGACTCGTTCCCATGCGCCCATAGCCTGCATAGCAGCCCCACCGCAGACAAACAGTTCTCGACCGGTTGTCTCCTTGAGCTCCTGATCCAACATTTTGAGTGTGTCTTGTATATTCATATATAATGAATAACCCAATATGCTGTATAAGTCAATACATTCTTTGATCAATAAACCCCTCCGAAATCACCCCCTTAAAACGTTGATTTTCCGGGGGTCGGTATTTCCGCCGAGCTTGATCATTAAAGAGATGTTTTTTGAACAACTTCACGCCGCAATCCCGTTCCTTTAGGGGCGGGTAAGGCGTGTCCTTATTTTTCCTTCCATGTTTTATCTAGATTTCTCTTACGCCCTCTAAAATTTTCGGATCGAGAAAGATTCTTCTGTGGTGTGGGTTTTCTTTGGTTTTCGACATAGGCCTTTACGATATCCAGTGGTGCTCCTCCGCAGGAAACGATGCAATAACTGGGGCTCCAAAAGTGGGTGCCCCAGAGCTTGTCTTTTATGTCGTTCCAAAATTCTTTCCGCAAGAAATAAGAAGACTTCCCTTTCAGTTTTCCAACTACGGCTGAGAGGGCAGTTTTGGGGTGGCAGTGTACCATCAGATGCACATGATCATCCTCCCCTCCAAATTCTATAAGCTCTCCTTCTAGCTGGGTCATGGTTTCTCGGAAGATATCTTCAAGCCGCAAGAGCATCTCGGCCGTGATGGCATCACGGCGGTATTTTGTTACAAAGACAAGATGTATATAATTTTTAAAAACGCATGATCTGCCTGTTCTAAATTTAAAATTTTTATCCAT